TGGTGGTATCTCAGGAGACACTCAGACTGTCTATTTCAGCGACTTACTAGCTGGTACAGACTTCTTAAACGGGTCTGCTGGGTACTTAAACCTACAAGAAGTTCTCCCTAATGGAGATCCTGTAGTAGCTGCTGCAGCACACAACGGATATATTATATTCTTTGGTCGTAAGAACATAGCAATCTATGCTAATCCTTTAGATACAGGATCGTTAACACTTGTTGAAGTTATCTATAATGTAGGATGTATTGCTAGAGATTCAGTACAGAACATTGCAACAGATGTGTTGTTTTTATCTGACTCAGGAGTTCGTAGTCTACAGCGAGTAATCCAAGAGAAGTCTATGCCAATGCGAGACATCTCTAAGAATGTTCGTGATGAACTAATGGCTGCTGTGTTTTCAGAAACAGACTTAACTAAGATTAAAAGTGTCTACTATGAAAGAGATGCTATATATTTATTAACACTTCCTACAACTAAGTTTGTGTACTGCTTTGATACTCGTGCTCCACTACAAGATGGTTCTATGAGAGTTACAATCTGGGACAGCATAGAGCCTAAGTCATTCTTTGTCACACAAGCTAGAGACTTATACTTAGGTAAGCCAGGATATATTGGTAAGTATTTTGGCTATGCTGATAATACATCCAGCTATCGTCTTGCATATTATACTAACTACTTTGACTTTGATGCGTCTACAAATCTTAAGTTACTAAAGAAGATTGGTTGGGTATTGATTGGGGGTACTAATCAATCAGTAGCTATTAAGTGGGGCTTTGATTATAATGAAAGTTATCAAGCTACTACCTATGCTTTAGACGCTGCTACAGTATACGAATATAATAACTCTACTGTAGATACTATCCCTGGATCAACAGAATATAACATTGCTGAGTATACTTCAGGTATTGTTTTAGATCGATTTAACATTAATGCTGGTGGTCAAGGAACTGTAATGCAGTTAGGCTTAGAAGCAGATATTAATGGAAATCCAGTTTCAATTCAGAAAATAGACGTAGCAATTAAGCAAGGAAAGACTTTAGTCTAAGGACATACTATGGCAAACTATACAAAAGCAACTAACTTTACAGCTAAAGATGGATTACCTACTGGTAACTCAGGCAAGATTGTTAAAGGCACAGAGATTGATACTGAGCTGACTGCAATAGCTTCTGCTATTTCTTCTAAGGCAGATCTAAATAGTCCTGCTTTAACAGGAACTCCTACAGCTCCTACGGCTAGTGCAGGAACAAACACAACACAAGTAGCAACTACTGCTTTTGTTCAGACAGCTTTATCAGCAGCGTTTACATCAGGCATGATTATGATGTGGTCTGGTACAATCGCTACGATTCCTACAGGATGGGTTCTCTGTAATGGTTCTAATAGCACTCCTGACCTTCGTAATAAGTTTGTTATTGGTGCTCATACTGATTCTGCTGGTGTAGCGTACTCCACAGTAACTGGAAGCAATACACAGACAGGCGGTACTAAAGACGCTATTGTTGTAAGCCATACACACACAGGGACAACTGCCTCTACATCTTTAACAGGAGACATTACTGGTGTTTCTGAAACATTTGGTATTTATGGATCAGCAGGTGGGATATTTACAAGACAAACAGGATACTCGCTGCAAGGAACACCAGCCTCAATCGATGTTAGTGAAGCTGGACGAGCAGTATTAGACGCATCACATACGCATACATTTACAACAGGTTCTACAGGCGATAGCGGTACAAACCAGAACTTGCCTCCATACTATGCTCTTGCGTACATCATGAAAACTTAATATGAAAGTACCTGTAGTCCTTAGAGACGACTACACAATGTACTTAGAGTTACACGATGCAGCATTGTGGTTTCATACAGATGTACATAAGTGGTCGCAGGAAGTAAAGAAGAAGTACTTAGAAGATTTAAACTTATTACAGTATCTAACTAATGTTCCTCTGTTAGCATTAGTAGAAGAAGAAAACACTAAGCTTGCTAAGTTTGGTGAAGTAACAGGATGGGAATTATTAAAACCTATAGAAGTTAACGACAAGAAATACACTATATTTATTAGGAGCAAACATGGGCAGTATAGTCAGTAGTATCTTAGATCCTTTTACAGGAGCTAGTGGGGTACGAAGAGCAGGAGAACAAGCTGCAGAGCAACAGCGACAAGCTGGTATAAATGCTGCTAATATTTCTGCATTCCGTCCTGTGGGAATGACTTCCAGATTTGGTACGTCTCAGTTTACTCGTGAGATAGATCCTAGGACTGGTGTTCCTTATATCTCAAGTGCAGGCTATACAGCAGCTCCTGAGTTATCTGCTTTGCAGGATCAACTCTTTGGTAGATTTGGTTCAACGTTAGCACAAGCAGAACAAATGCAAGGTCAGTATGCTCCACTGACTGGTGCTTCTGAACGCTTGTTTAACTTAGGTCAGCAATACTTAGCTACATCACCAGAGCAAGCTGCTCAGGATTACGTTACAAGTCAACAAGCTTTACTAGCTCCTAGCAGACAAGCTCAGCTATCTAATGTTAGAGGTGGTTTGTTTGCTCGTGGTCGTGGTGGCTTAGGAGTTCAGACTGGTACAGGTACTGCTCCTGCGTCTCCTGAGATGCAAGCATATTACAATGCTTTAGCTCAGCAAGATCTACAGTTAGCTGCTCAAGGACAACAAGCAGGACAACAAAGAGCACAGTTTGGTGCTGGGTTGTTTGGTACTGGTGCTGGATTATTAGGCACACAAGTACAAGGACAAGCTGGTGCATACTCTCCATTACTTGCTCAGTTAGGTTTATCTGGTCAAGTAGAACAAATGTCTCAGATGCCTTATCAGATGGGTCTTGCATTAGGCACTGCTCAGATGCCAGGACAACAGGCAGGATCTCAGCAATACTACGGAGGTCAAGTAGCAGGTGCTCAGACACAATTGTCTTCTAACATGATGGCTCAGCAGATGAACAATCAGTTCCTCTCTAGTTTGATTCAGGCTGCTGCTGGTTCTGGTGGTGGTGGCGGTGCTCCTAAACCACAATATCAAGCATCTCCTAGAGATTTTCAATTTTAAGGAATAATTATGGGACAGCCAGTAAATCCACTATTAGGTAACTATCAGACGATGCTCGGAGCAGATCCTGAGTTATATCGTCAACAGTTAATTCAACAAGAACAAGCTCGTATTGGTGCTTTACCTGCACAGAGTCAACTAGGAGCTACTCTAGGTTCACTACTAGGTAGAGGCATAGTTAACGTAGCACAAGATCGTGGCTTCTTTGAAGTTACTAATCCTGTATTACAGAACTTAACCAAGATACAAAACGTATATAATACTGCTATGCAGGGCTCTGATCCTAACGATCCTCTGTCTTTCTATAGAAATCTACAAACAGGATTTGCTGATGCTGGCTTAGGTCAACAAGCTTTAATGGCTACTCAGGAACTACGTAGAGTAGAAGCTGAGGGAGAAAAAGCTAAGGGAGAAAAACTTAGAACTCAAGTTCTTGAGACTGAATTATACAGTAAGAATCCTCAGCTACTCGATGAGCAGATTGCTAAGGCTCGTTCTGCTGGTAATGATCCACTTGCTAATCGTCTTGCTGAACAGCGTGGTCAAATTGAAGTTAATATTCAAACACAACGCTCTAAAGACTTGGCTGAGATTGCTTTTAGAAATGCTCAAACAGACGCTCAACGAGCTCAAGCAAAGAGACTTCAACAAGAAATTGAAACTGGTAAATATGACTGGAAAGTTATTACTGATATTACAGGAGCTCCAGTATCTATGGCTAAGATTGACAAGAGGACTGGTAAAACAGAATACGAAGCAATTCCTGATAGTGCAATAACTCGCCCTGGAGCAGCTCCTGCAGCACCTGCTGTTAAGAAAGATGAAAAGAAACCACCAAGTAAGTTTTCTTCATTTAAAATTCTGAGTACAGAATAATGCCAATAGTTAAAATCCAAGCCCCAGACGGCAAGGTATTAACTATGGAAGTTCCTGATGGAGCTAGTCAAGAAGATATCTTAGCTGCTGCTACAGAGTTATATCAACCTAAGTATGGAGTAGGAGAGACTCTTGCTCGTGGTTTAGAGCGTGGTCTTACTTCTACCATTCGTGGAGCAGCTCAACTCTTAGGAGCTCCTTCTGCTACAGTTCCCACTGAGGAGCAAGACTTAATTACTCAGATGCAGGGAACTCCAACGGCTGATCAAATCTCTAGCCTAGCAGCTCCTGATCAAATCCAACAAACAGATCTACAACGTGAAGCTGAGTTCAGAGCAATGGCTCAGCAGCGTCCTGTTGCAGCGTATGGCTCACAGATTGCTGGAAACATTTTAGATCCTATTAACTTAGTTCCTTTAGGAGCTGCTCGTACTGCTGCTCAAGGTGCTCGTAACATTGCAGGAGCTGGTGCTGTGATGGGTGCGTTAGAGCCTGTCTATGGTGACGATAGTCGTCTATTAAACATTGCTGGTGGTGCTGTCGTAGGAGGTGCTCTC